GATGGGTTAAAGTCAAGTATAATACGTTCTTGTGTTCTAAATATCAATTGTTGCCAATCTTCCCAATATAACTCATTACCCTCGTTTATAAATAGTAAATCTCTTTTACGACCTCTAATTTTTTGTGATTGGTCAAGGGATGTAAATTCTATTAAATTTCCAAATAAATGATATTCGCTACTACTTTTATTATGAAATTCATCCCTATATATTTCGTATGTATTTAGTATTTGTAAAAAATCTCTTAATACAGTTGCTCGTAAACTTGGAAATGTTTTACGACATATAGTTATAATTTTACCTGTATTATTAGTGCAATAATGAAATATAATAAATAAAAGTATATTGTAGGTTTTACCACTACGAGTACCACCTTGCTCAACAACAATCTTTTTATTACTATTAACTAAATGCTTATAAACAACATTAGTCTGTATCTTCGGTTTTGTCAATTATCTCTATTTGAAAGTTAGTAGGCATTCCATCTGCTCCTGTTATTTCTTGTCTTTCAATATATCCTCTTTTTTTACCTTTAGTTTTTAAATAAAATATAGTTGCTGATGTATTATTACCTCTTATTTGTGTGTGTAATTGGCTTTCAGCAAAATCAAGTGCAATGTTTTCTATGTCTGAAACTTCCTTAGCAAAATCTTCATCTTCGTTTAGCCATTTATAAAATGTACTTCTTGGTATCTCTGCATTCCTACAAGCTACTGTAACAACACCTAAACTATTTTCTAATGCTTTTAACATTGATTCCTTTTTTATATGTCTACTTTTGTTCATTTTTTTATTTTTTTAATTTTCATACCATAATTATTTGGCTTTAATTTATCCCAATTTATATCTGCCTTTCGTATTAACTTATTATGTTTAAATGGTGTATAATCTACATAATGATGTATTCGACTAAATCTCCATTTTACTTTTGCATATTCAGGATATACATCTTGAAGCATTTTTGATTTTGGGAGTGTACCTTCTTTATCGTAAAACTCTCCACTATTTCCACCTCTTAATACACTTGTTCTAACTTTAGCTTGTAAAAAAGCATTAAACTGTACTGTGCAAAAACCATCTTTTAATATATCTAATGACAAAATAGTATCTTCGTTATATCTACCTCTCCATCTATAAGGTATGTCGTTGCGAATAAAATTACAACTATAAATTCTTGTGTTAGCTACAAATGGTGGTCTCTTTTGTTTAGCTACTTGAAACATATAATAGTTTGGTCCTGCCATAAATAAATTTTCATAGCGTAAGCAAAAATCCTCCATAGCTTTAAATATAGCACCATTACTTACTTTTATTTGTCTGTTTTTATGTGCCCTATAAAATGAACTAATATTGTCATCCATAACCCAATGCCAATCAAAGCCATTATCAATAGAATGTTGCCAAGCAAAATTTCTTGCTGCACCTGGTCCCTTACTTTTACTATCTCCTAAATCATCTAAGGTTTCATATTCTTTTTGATATTTTTTATCTAATATTAATAATGTAACTAATTTACTATTAATATGTTTTTTATACAATTCATATTCTTGTTCTTCGATTATAATATAATGTGGAACTTTCATATAAATTAGATAATCACTTGTTAATCTAATTTCATATCTACCCTTTGATGGTATGTATAATGGATATTTAGGATTCATTTTAATATCTTAAATCCTTTACTTTATCTACTGTTAATTTAGGGTGCCATATTGATTTAGTGTCTTTAGTAATGTTTTGGCCTATTAATTTACCAAATTCCATTCTATCCTCATCATTTTCAAACGATACCATTATTCTATTTTTAGGCATATTGTCTTCTTGTTCAAAGTCAGGCATTCCTACCCATTCATCTGTTGCAATATTCTCACCAAATGTTTTTATATCTAACCCCCAATCAGTTATTTCTTGAGTATCCCAACCATTAGCAATCATATCCCAATCCCATTCTCCAAAGCCAACATTATCTTTTATAATAAATTGCTCTATTTGTTTATCAGTTAAGTTTTCTGCTCTTATAATAAAAACTTCTTTTAGTCCAAGCTCTTTACAAGCTCTATATCTCATATTGCCACCAATAATACCACCTTCTTGATTTACTATTATAGGTCTTAATTCAAGCATCTCAGGGAATTCTTTAATGCTTTTTACTAATTTTTTAAATTTAAAATCCTTAATAATTCTTGGATTCATAGGATTTTGAAAAATCTTTTTTATATCTATTTTTTCTATCATAACTATATATATAACGTAATTTATTTATGGTTTCTATTATAATACTTTAAATTATTAATCATAATTGGTTTAAACATTTTTATAGATGATGCTGCAGGATGATTAATTTTAATTATTTTTTTATATTCTTTTATTAGATATTTAATAGCTTTTTTATCTTTTTTTGCTTTACCATAACATAAAGATATAAATTCTCTAATACAATATGTAACAACTTTTGATTTTGAATATTCCTCTACTAACTCACAAATTTCATTTAATAAGTAATCTGAGAATTTTTTGTCTTTTAATTTTAATTCTCCTTTTTTAAATTTATTATTTACTTGTGGGCTACAAGGTTTAAAATAAAGATTTATAATATTTCCAACTGTAATGTTATCTTGATTTAATAAATATTTATCATATACATATAAATAATCATTATTAATATCTGAAAATGCTTTTAAATAATCTAACATTTTCCAAGCTTTATTACCATTATTTAAACTAATAATACAATCAAGATGTTCTTTTTGTATTTTAGTATCTACCCAATCAATAACATATGCAGGTATAGTTTTTTGTTTTAATAATTTAGCACTTTCAATTCTATGATGTCCTTCAATAACATCTCCATTGTGTGAAATTACAATTGGCATTAACCAACCATATTCATTTAATTTTGATTTAAAATTTTGTGAATGAATAGGCATCATATCTCTATTTGATTCTGCCATTTTTAAATTGTTAATTTCATAATAAGGATTAAATTGTCCTCTCTGTAATTCTGTGTTTTTCATTTTTGTCTTTGTTAAGGTTAATATATAAATTGATTCTGTTTAATTCTTTTAATAAACCTAATAGTTCTCTTTCGTTAAAATTTATTCTATTATGTCGTTTTTTGTTTCTTTCGTATGTACAGTTATGTATAATAAATTGTGTTAAATTATTTCTATAATTAATAAAATATAAATAATCCTCTATCTTTTGTTGTTCTTGCATTAATTAGTTCTTAATTTAAGTAATGTGTAACATTCAATATATTTTAATTTTGCTTTGCTTTTATATTCTTGTTTAAATAATTCATATAATTTTTTAGTATATTGATATTTTGTAGTACAATCTTTGTAATATTTTTCAGCAAATTTTTTACCCTTACCTTTAAAAAAGTTTACATTATCTGCTGTATCGCCTATAATCATTTGCTCATAAAAATTATATAATGCCTCTTGCTTAGAAATATCTAATATTCTTTTATGCTTAGGATGATAATTATACATTAAACAAGGGAATTGTTTATAATCTTTATCAATACTAATAATCATTACGTTATCTCTACCAAATTCTTTGCTTAGCGTATACCAATACCTTGCTACCATATCATCTGTTTCGATACCAAATCCATATTTACTATCGTATGTGTCTTTAACATACTGGTGCATTTTATGTAATAATGGTGGTAGTTCTTGTTTTTTTCTATTGGCTTTATAGTTTTTAGTTAATAGTTTTCTAAAATTACCCTTACATCCATTAAAGGTTATAATTTTATCAATATCATATTTTTCCTCTAAATCATTTACAATTTTCATAAACTGCTCATCGAATTTAGTAATAGCATCATCTATGTTTATATAAAATGGAGATTCATCAGGTAAATTCTTGGTTCTACAACAACTTGCAAAAATTAAACTATCAGCATCAAATAATAATATCATTCTTTATTTCTTTGGCTATATCTTGTTGGAGATACAAAAGGTTTATTTTCACTATCAATAGTTTCTTTATTTATAATTTGTCCTTGTAAATCAAGCACAGTATAATTATGTTCTATTAATAATTCTATTGCTTTATTAATTTTTTTTGCTTGTTGCCTGTAATGGTCAAATATTTGATTTTCAAATGCGTTATTTTCTTTATACATATTTTTATATTATTTCGTTTAATGGTAGTAAAATTCCTTGACTTGTATTATTATCTCCACCCTTAACATCTCTGTCACTCCAAAAATATTTTCTACAAATATCTTTTAGCTTATCTGTTTTAATTAAGATAATATTATCGTTGCTTATTATAAAAGCATACCACTTGGATGTGCTTGTAGCTAATCCACTTGGTTTGCCTCTGCTAAAATATTCAATAAATATATTGCCTGTTTCTGATGCTTTATAATCTGTTTTAACTTCTATGGTTTCATTCTCTAAAATATTAGCTAAGTATTTTTCACCTACTTGACCAACTTTTAAATCGTATTTAAAATCTGAATTATATTTCATTTTACCAATACTAAATTAAGTTCTTTAGCAACATAATTAATATGTTTTTGTGTCGTCTGTGACCAATAGCCTAATTGTTGTAATTTATTGCCATTAATAGTTGCAACGTGTGTTGTGTAACTCCATACCTTATTACCGTGTATGGTTAAATTCTGTTTGTATTTGTCTAATTTATACATAATTAAAATTTTATTCTTGAGTTTGCTAATATTCTAAATTTTTCTGCTTGTGTACCAAGTACCTTACCACAAATAGGAGATGTTTCTGTGTGTACTTCTGTACCTGCTTTGTATATTTTGTTTTTAAATTGGGTATCTTCTGTTAATACCTCTAACCTTTTACCAGGGTAACCAAGTTTTTCTCTGTCTGGTTTATCTAAGATAATTTTACCAATTAGTTTACCTCTTAAGTAATATTCTTTAACGTAATTTTTTATTTCGTACATATTGTTTGTTTTATTATATAACAAATATATACAAATTATATTTATAAAAAAAATTATTTTTTATTTTTTTCTGTATAATAAATATGTTTACGTAAATATGTGGAGCTAAACCTATGTTGTCTTTTATTGTAGTATAATTTTATACCTAAATTTTTACATTCATTTTTACCTGTATATGTCTTATATTTATATTCTTCTCCTATAATTCTAATATCAATACTATAGGATTGTATAATGTCTATAATATCTTTTTCGTAAACATAGGGTATAATTTCATCTACATATATACAAGATTTTAATTGTGTATATCGTTCTATAATAGTTTGTATTGGTTTATTCTTATTAGGTCTGTCAATACTTGGGTCAATTTGTAATCCTACAATTAAATAATCACATTGTTTTTTTGCTTCTTCAAGCATTTTAATATGGCCAATATGCAATAAATCAAAAGTGCTAAATGTTATACCTACCTTCATAGGTTTAAATTTATTTTACTTGCTTGATTTTCTTGTAATAAATAAACAGGCTTTAATAATCTTTTTTTAGTCCACATTGTAGTATCAGGACAATACATTTTAACAGGTTCTGGTAATTTAATTTTATTTAACCAAAATAAAAAATTTCCTTTTGGGTCATTTACAAAATACAATTTAACTATATCTTTATCCATTTTCATTAATTCATCATACTTATATTTTTCAAGCATTTTATCTTCATAATATTTAGTTCTAAATTTCATTTCAATAACACAAGGATGTCCTTTTGGTGTATAGCCAGATGCATCGTAATGTGTATAACCTTTTCCTGTCCAATCTAAATTCCAACCATCTAAATTAAAAAACCATACAACTGTTTTTTCCCACTTTTCTATTGTACTAATTTGCATTATAAACAATATTAAGTTCTTTAATCCATTTGTTAATTAATTTTGGATTACAAGTACAAGGTTCAAAGTATTTATGTTTATAGTATTGTGAGTGCAGGAGGCATACCAATCGAAATTCGCCTCGTGTGATAGTGTTATTTTTGGATTCTCTAAATTTACTCCATAATTTATAGTCATCTTTACTAAATTTTACCATCTTTTTATTTTTATATCATTCCATTTTTTTCTCCTTTCATCACATTTACAATTTGGATTAATTTTTTTCCAAATATATCTTATACCTGTATACTTTGTAAAATAATAAACTAAGTCACCTAATTTCATATTATTTTTTTTAATTTTTGTTTAACCTTCTTATATGTATTATATAACGAATAATATGGAATACCAGATTTTCTTGATAATTGTGCTACACTTTGACCACCTTCTATTAATTCATAAACCTTTTTATCATACCAATACATTTTATCTAATTCCATTTTAATTTCATTATAAACAATATCATAACATCTATTTTCATAGTTGTGTAAATAATTATTTACTTTATCTATATCAACAATAGTAATTTTGCTTTCCTTTCTTTTTAAATCTAAAAAAAGGCTTTTTAATGTTTTAAAAATGTAGTAGTAGTTATAATCGTTTTCACCAAAATCAATATTTAAACCTTTTTTGATTTTTTTATCGATTTTTATGTACATCTCTTGTACTATGTCTTCTGCTGTCTCTTTATTGCAACCAAATGTGCATACAATGTCTATCCAAATATTATGTTTTTTAAAAATATCCGATAAACTGTTGTTCATATTTATTTAGTTTTTCAATGGGTCGTATAAATCTCCAATGATTTCAGGTAGTCCTATTTCATTTACCTTAAAACTAAATGTTTCAAATGAATAACCTCTGCTTCTTTTGCACTTAACGGTTATCCACTCTTTATTTACTGTATTTGCTTCTAATTGTATTTGTGTTTCTGTTTTTTTCTCTAAGAATGAACCAAGATGACCTGTCATTTTATCTGAACCAAAATTAGAATGTATTACACACATAATATGACAATTATATTTTGCAGACCATTCCATAATTTTTTGTACACAAGCATTTGATTCCTCTAAATTATTAACATCTAAAACTAAATCAGCGATTCCATCTATTATTAATAGTCCTGTATTAGTTATTTTGTGTTCTAAACAATACTCTATAAATTCTATTCTTTGTTTAAAACCAATTGTCCTTAATCCAAAAGTATGATAAAATTCTGAATAATCAAATTGGTTCATATCCAAAACTCTTTTAAATACTCTTTGTGCGTGCCATTTACCTTGTTCAGTATCTATGTGTATAACATTTTTATTATCTCTATGCCCTTTAATATTACCACCAAAATTATTTTTACCACCTAAATAAATAGATGTTATTAATGATATAAAGAAAGTTTTTTTACTTTTTGGTGGAGCACTTACTACAGAAAAATTACCATAAGTGCCTATAGGTACAGGTAATAATAAATCTCCTTTAGTTGATTTAATTAAATTTTCGCCATATGATATAGCTACGGGTGGATATTCTAATTTATCTTTAGCATTTACAATACAATCTTCTTCAATTGCTTGCATAGCTAAATACTGTAATGTTTTTTGTTCGTCTAGTCTTAATTGCATTTGTTAAAATAAATAAAAAAAAAGGAGGTAAAAAAATTACCCCCTAAATTTAAATGTGAATTATATTATGATATACGTCTATATCTTTTCCTCTCGTGGGTACATCACATTGATTAATATTAAACTATCTTTCCAATAGTAGTATAATATTAAAAAGGTAAATCATCATTATTTGTTGTTTCTTGTACAACTTCTTTTTCTGCAACAGATATTTGATTATTTGTCCAAACAACTTTTCCATTACCAAGATAATTTCTTTGTGCTTTAGCTTCACGTTCTTCTTTTGTTTGTGAATCCATAATAGCTACATTATTACCATAACGTGTTTCATCATTTACTGAAATAGTTAAGTTATAATATACTGCGCCATCTTTGCCTTTTACAAATTTTTCTTTAGGTAATTTGTCAACCCTAATACTTGCATTAATAATTGCTCCCATAATTTATATATATTTAATTGTTTAAAAGTTCTGTTCTAATATAACCTGATAAGGTCATTCTTTTTTCTTTTGCTTTTTTTGTTAACCAATCTTTATCTTTTTGGTTAAGTTTTAATAATAAAGCTGTGTCTAATTTACTCATCTATTTTAAAATTTAATAATTTAGTTTCAATATCCTTAGTTAATGTATAATGTTTTTTTATGTCGTTAATAGTATAACCCTTGTTTGCCATACCTTGTAAAGCATTTTTAAATTGTGGTGTATTATCTATTAATTGTGGTTTGCTTTTTTTTATAGCTAAATTTCCATCATCATCTATTGCTTGTAAAGCTAATAAGGATTGTAATGTGTATCTACGAAAATATGTTATAGCACTTCCAAGTTTTTGTGCATCTAAATCATTAGGCAATGGCATTGATGATTCTACTGAACCACCATCTAAATCGTAAATAATACTTCTAACTTGATTGTCTGTAATAGGTTGTAATAATAACAAATTATATTTTTGTAATAATGGTTTTAATTGTCCTATTAGTGAATTAATATCAAAGTACTTAGATTTATAAAAAGGATTGGTTGCATCTTTACTTATTGCACCAAGTTCATTTTGTAATTCAAATAATTTAGAGTAAATGTTTTGTTTCATAATGTTATTCTGTTTTTTTGTGATACTTCTAGTTTTGCTTTTAAACACTCGTTTAAACTTTGTTCGTTTTTAAGTTTATTTCTTAATTGTTGTACTTCCTTTTCTTTATCTTTTATAAATTGCTGATAAAATTGGACTTGTACAAAATGTTCTTCGTATGATATTGTTCTGTTCATAATATATATTTTGTATTTACAACAAATATATAACAAATAATTAACATATAAAAAAAAAGGGCTAAAATAAATTAACCCTTTTAATAAAGACAAAACGAAACAGAACTAATCAAAGATAGTTATATTAATTGATTTACCAAATTATTATAATATAAAATCATTTCTTGTAAATCTTCATTACTATATTTAACTGTTTTTTGTGACTTAATTAAAAGTTTTTCTGCTGTACCTTCACCATATTTTTTTTCAAGATTTAAACCAAATTGATATTGTCTACCTTGTTGCATAACATTACAGCCATAGCATTGGACTTGACAATTATCTGGGTCCCATCTTGTTGAATATTTTGCGCGACTTTGAAAATGGCCACATTGCATATTTTTTTTGTAATGACTTACTTTTTCACAAGTAAAACATTTTACCATTTCATTATCTGCTTCTCTTAATCTTATATATAAAGAAAATACTGTATCAAGCCTTTTAACTAAATTTTTTCTGGTTGTTTTTTTTTTCATATAATTAAATATATGTTATTTATAACTAAAAAGAAAAGAAAAGAAAAAGGACAAAAAGAAAAGAAAAGAAAAAAGCCTACAAAAAAGAAAATTTTTAAATACCTGTTCCAACAAGCTTCCATCTTTATTAGGTTCTTGAAGTTTCGCTATAAGCATTACAAATATATAAAAAAAAATTATTTACCTTGACCTTTATATTTCTTAAAATAGTTTTTAGAGCCTTTTAAGGCACTCATTTTACTTTTTGCGTGTATTCCTTTGCGTTTCTTTGATTTGCTTTTATATGTGCTTATAATTGCTTTAGCCATTACTTTTTAAATTTTTCTGCACTTCTTCCACCAAAGTAAGCACCAATTACTGTAATTAATACTAATTGTAATAAATCTATCCAATTTGCTTTTACTTCAAATGATATAACTCCTGCATCAATAAACACCATTAGAATAGTAGATACAACTAAAAAAATAAGTACTAAAGGTCTAACATTTTTGCTTAACCAACTATCGCTATTCATATCAGTTTTCCATCTTTCAGTAACATTCTTTTGTATATCAGCCTCTGCATCAATCCAAATTTGTTCCATCTCTTTTTCAAATTGTGCTTTTTCTACTTTACTAAAAGTATGTTTGTCAATAATACCAGATATTTTTTCTGCTATATTACCCCCTGTTGCTCCAAATAATTTTGCTAAAATATTTTTCATAATTTTTTAATCCTATCTATTGTGTTTTGTATTTCTAAATGAGTAGCTTTTATTTGCAGAGATATATCTGCTACATATTGCATTCTTACTCTACCAGATTTATCCATTATAACAATTACAGGCACAGCCATAATCTTATTCTGAACATCCTTAGGTTGGTCTTTTAAGTAACTAAACTTTACAGTAGCACCAGTAATGTCACTTAAATCGTAGTTATTCTTTTTATTCCATTCTGCATTTATTTGCAAAACTGTTACATCTTGACTATATACAAAGCCCGCAACCAATACACATATCACACATAATATATTTTTCATTTACTTATTATTTCAAATAGCTTATCATCTATCTTTTTTAACGCTTCTGAGTTTTCTTCAACTTTTTTACCAGTATTCATAATAGTTTCTCTTACGAGCTTGTCTTTTAAATCATATTCTGTTCTACTAATTTCTGGTTCAGGTAGTTTCTTAGCCTCCTCTATATCTACCTGTATAGCAAACCACATTCCTATCAAAGTAGATAATCCAACTGCTATTGCAATAAGTGTTTTTATACTAATATTAAAACTTGTTTCTTCGCTTAGTTCTTTACTCATTGTCTATTTGTTTTAATTTACTTATTGCCCAGTTAATACCTGCAGAACCTCCCCAAGCATCCCACATAAGACCACCACACCCTTCTGAATATGGAACGTCTTTATGTTGTTGATGTCTTTTAAATGATGCCATTCTTGCTATAGTATCTCTTGTTATGTTTTGTTTTTTTGCTATTTGTGATGCTCTTTTTTTTCCTGTCGCTTCTCCACAAGAACCCCACCCATTTTTTTCTGCCCATTTTAAAGCACGTTTAGCGTTGTTTACTGCACCTTGTGGGTAGTCATTATATGATTCTAATTCTACTGAACCTTTAAAAGATTTATAACAAATAGCTACAGCTTGTTTTTCTGGATGATACTTCATTAATTGAGGCACACAACGCATCATAAAATCCTTTTGTTGTTCTCCTTGTCTTTTTTTAGGTATGGGCATCGTTATAAAATTTAAAGTGTAATACAATAAAAATTAAATATATATTCAATTCACTAAAATCAGTTTGTTCATCTTCAGGTAAATAACTAAAACCAATTAATATACCTAAAGCAAACCTTTCAATTATTGCAAATTCTACCTTTTTCATTTACAGCTTTTACATTCGCCTGTATAAGTA